CGCGTCCGTGGCGGGGGTGTCGTGCGTCGCTTCGCTGCTGGGCGGGGCCACGTTGATGGCGCGGAAACCGGCGTCGGTCAGGGCGAGCGTGGTCAGCATAAGGCCGGTCGCGGAGTCCTCGATCAGCAGGGCGCCGTCGCCGAGGCGGTAGTCGCCCTGGGTCTCCGCGATCAGGCCGTCGCGCAGCAGGGCGTCGATCATCTTGTGGCGGCCGCCGGTCGGCAGCTTGCGGTGGAATTCGAGGCGGCGGTCCGGCCGCTCGGCGGCGCGGGCCAGGACGGTGGTGGCGGCTGGGGAGAGGCTCATCTGCGTGCTCCGTGTCGCGCCCCTGACCACCAGGGCTGCTACTGCCTGGAGCCCCGCCGGGCGGAACCCGGTCGGGGCTGAGGCGGAGGGCGGCGTGTCAGACCCGAAGGAACTCGGTGATTTCCTTGAGGCGCTCGGTGACGAAGCCCAGGCTGCCGGCATGGCCCCAGGTCACCGCCTCAGGCTCGGTGCCGAAATGGTCGGCGCTGGCCGCCTGGATGCGGGCGAGCAGGGCGTCGATCTCCATCTTGCCGGCGATGAAGGCGGCCAGGGCGGCGTCGTTGTTCTTCGGGGTGCGTGTGCTGCTCATCGTCCGTGCTCCTTCCTGGCGGGGCCTGTTCCCCTGCGCGTGATGGACACTTCGCGCTGCGGCGCGGCACAGCCAAGCCGGATTGCGAGCAGATTGATTGCGTTGTGCAGCGCCGTTGGGTCAGATCATGATGCCTGTGCCGCGGCGGTCTCCCCGCCCAGGGCCGCGTCTTCGGGCGGGTCGAACCGATCGGCCGCCTCGGTCAGCAGATCACCGACATGCTGCTGCAGCACGGTCTGGACCAGGTGCGGCTCCACCCCGAGGTCGGCGGCGATCAGGCCGGACACCCGGGCGGGCCAGTTCAGCAGCGCGTCGCGCATGGCGCCGGCGATCTCGTCGATGGCGGCGTTGGCGGTCACGGCGTCCAGCAGCCGGCCCTTGTCCTCGTCTAGCGCCATGCGCTGGGCTTCGACTTTCAGCGCCAGCTGGGCCACGCGCAGCCGGGCATACGGTGTGGCATCGCCGGACAGTCCGGCCTGCGTCGTGCCGGCTCCCACGGCGCCTGCCAGCGGCGAGCGCACCGGATCGGCAGACTCGATCATCCGGCGGCGGGTCTTCTCCACATCCCACTGGCCATCGGGCTCACGCTCGATGCGGCCCTTGGCTTCCGCCTTGCGCAGGGCGGTCTCGGTGACGCCGATGCGGCGGGCCAGCTCCCGGGTGGAGGGGGTCAGTTCCGGCATAGACGGCCCTTCCGCCGCGCGCTCAGGCCCGGCCGAGGGCACCCTCGGCTGCGGCGAGCAGCTGGTCCAGTTCGAGGCCGGAGAAGCCGAGCACATCGAGATCGACCACGCCCTCGTCGCGGATGCGGGCGAGCTCGGCTGCGAGCAGCGCCTCGTCCCAGCCGGAGTTGAGCGCGATCTGGTTGTCGGCCAGCCGCAGCGCCCGCGCCTGCGCCTCGGTCAGATGCGCCAGGCGGATCGCAGGCACAGACGCGAGACCCAGCCGCTTCGCGGCCAGCACGCGGCCGTGGCCGGCCACCAGCACACCGGCGGCGTCGACCAGCACCGGGTTGACGAACCCGAACTCGGCGATCGACGCCGCGATCTGCGCAACCTGCGCATCGGAGTGGGTGCGGGCGTTGGCGGCGTACGGCACCAGCGACGCCAGGGGCACGGCCACAACAGTGAGGTCATGCTGCATGGGCCGACTCCTGCGTCGCCGCACGCGCCACGGCCACCGCGTCGTAATCCCTGCCGTCGCCCTCCAGCATCACCGGCAGATCGGGGTGGTTCTGCCGCCAGCGCGCAATGGCGAGGTCGACATAGGCCGGTGCCAGTTCGATCGCCCGCACGTGCCGTCCAGTGCGCTGACCGGCAAGGATGGTGGTGCCGGACCCTGCGAAGGGCTCGAACACCACGTCGCCCTCGTCGGTCAACGCCCGCATCAGGAACTCCGGTAGCTTCACCGGGAACACTGCGGGGTGCTCGGTCTCGATGCCGCGGGCCTTGTGCCGGGTGATCCGCAGCACATTGTCCGGGATGCGCGTCTCCTGCACGCCCTGGCCGGCATGCTGCCAGTCGGTGACCGTGCCGTCCTTGTTGCGCAAGCCGCCATGGCTGCCGTTGACGTGACCCGCCCAGCGGCAAGGGATGATCTTGTTGGCCTGCCGTGCCTGGCGGTTGAAGTGGAAGATGAACTCGAAGCTCGGCGCTAGCCTGCCGTTCCAATCCCCAGGCAGGCCAGGCCCCTGGTCCCAGATGTAGAGCCCGAAGCGACGCCAACCCTGGGCGCGCATCCAGTCCAGCCAGCCGTTCCAGTAGGGTTGCCACTCGCTGTCGCGGTGGATCATGCCGAGGTTCACCAGCACCTGCGCGTCCGGCGCCAGCGCCAGGTCGAGATGGCCGAACACGCCCTGCATCAGCACATCCCAGTCGGCGACCCCACCGGTGGTATAGTCGCGCTGGTTGCCGTAGGGCGGGGAGGTGAACAGCATCGCCGCCCGCTCGCCGCGCATCAGGCGGGCGACGGTGGCAGTGTCGGTGCTGTCGCCACAGGCCAGGCGATGGTCGCCCAGGCACCAGACATCACCGACGCGGGCGACCGCCTGGCGTGGCTGGTCCGGCGCGACGTCGGCGGGATCATCCTCATCGGCATCGCCGCCGGAAACCGCGGGCGTCTCGTCGCCATCGGCATCGGCGTCTTCCGGCGCATCCCGCGCATCGCCATCGGTGACGGCTTCATCCGCGGCGGCCAGGATCGCGCCGATCTCCTCCTGCGAAAACCCGATGGCCAGAAGGTCAACCTCGCCGGCCTGCTGCAGCCCGGCGAGCGCATCCCGCAGCAGCGCCTGGTCCCAGGTCGCGTTCTCGGCGATCCGGTTGTCGGCGAGCCGCAGCGCGTCCTTCTGCGCCGGCGACAGGTGCTTCAGCACGATCACCGGCACCTTGGCGATGCCGAGTGCCAGTGCCGCATCCAGCCGGCCGTGGCCAGCGATCAGCACGCCATCCTCGTCCACCAGCAGCGGGTTGGTGAACCCGAAGGCGAGCATACTGGCCTTGATCTGCTCGATCTGCCCGGCCGAATGGAGCCGCGCATTACCCGCGTGCGCGCGCAGTTCCCCCACCGGACGCAGCACGATCTTGGCGGCCATCCATGGGAGGGACATCGGCGGCATCCGGATATGGAGAGGATGGTGCTGCGCACCGCGCACCAAAATTGCGACCTGGCGCTAGGGGTCTATCGCGCTCCTGCCCCCCGCATCGATCCGGCCCAGGAAGGAACCATGGGATCGATGCAGGCTTGGCAGGCTCGATGCCGTCGGGGCCGGTGGCCCATCAGCGGCGAATGTCCAAACAATACCGAAACCGGATTCCGCTGGGGAGTGCGAAGATGTAGCGTTTTGCAGGTTTTTTCAGAACGAGGACAACAGCAGATGACCCTCCCCAATGTCGGGGCCGTCCTCGGTGTCGACGTGGGCTTCTCACCTACCAAGCGTTCGAGCGCCGTCTGCCTGCTGTCGTGGAATGACAATGAGCTCTGGTGGTCCATCAAGCGCTTTCGCTATCGCGAGGCGGAGTGGCAGGCGGCATTGACGGAGCTTGGAACACTCACCCCGCTTCTCGCCGCGGCATTCGATGGCCCGCTTCGCTCTGGCTTCGACGTCATCGGTCGGTATCGGACGGCCGAGCGGGTTCTGACCCGAGGGCTTGGAGGGGTGATTGGCAAGCCTGGCCAGTCGTCCTCGCCCGTGGGCAAAAGCCTCAATGCCGCAGCCAACGCCCTTGCGCTCTTTGTCCGCGATGCCGCCGACTTGGCCGATGCCAGCCACCCGCACGCCATTGACGCCAAGGCGATCGTGGAGGCGTTCCCATCGAGTTTCCTCGGCGTGATGCTGGAGCACCCCTCGGACCTCTCTGTGACCCGCGGCGACCGATCCGATGTCTTCTTCCAGCATCTCGCCTCGGTGGGCGCCTTGCAGGAACTCTCTCAGCACCTGCTTCCGGGACGGCATGCGCGTCATTCCTGGACCGACGTGACCAACCACGACGACCGGGCCGCCCTGGTCTGTGCGCTCACGGCACTGGCCGTCGCACAGGGTGACTACACCGCGGTCGGGGATGACGATGGGTGGATCATCCTGCCGCCCCGGCAGTTCATTCGTTCGTGGGCGTGGAACACAATGGTGGCAAACAGCGGGGCCGATGGGCACGTCGCTGCCGTGAACAGCGGAGCGCTGGTCGTCACCTAGTGGACGGGCACAAGCCGGTAATGAGCGGCGAGGACACCGAGGGACACCACCAGCATTCCCTGGGCCTGGGCATGCCCGACAATGCGGCCGCCCCACCCGTGGCGACGCGCCCATTCGGTGATCGAGAACTCGAGCCCGACCACGTGCCAGACGCAGGATGCACCGGCGCTGTTGAAGCCTCCCAGCGCCTCCATGGCTTCGGCCACCCGGCGCCGACCGGTGTACTGCTGCTCGGTGAGGGAATCGCCGCCGCCACCTGGGATCCTGAGCATCGACATGCCTCGCAGCGGATCGAGGGCGGCGACGCGGAAGTGCCGGCGGAACATCGCCCCCGCGTCGTGCATCTCCTCGGTGATGGTGCCGTTGCCGAGCATGACGCCGAGCGTGTCGATGGCATAGCGATGTGCCCGCAGCACGCCGCTTTCCGGGTCCGGCTCGCGCACAGGGGCGCTGAACGCGCCATGCTGCATCCGCCACGCCGAGGGCTTGGACAGGTCCTCGAGTTGTACGGCAGTGCGGCGCTTGCGCTTGCTGGTCATGGTGCTGTTCCTTCCCGACGCCGTCCCCAGCGCCGTGTGGCTTCGTTGACAAGAGCCTGGCGTAGCCAGGTGTCGGTGATGTCGTTGATGGCCAGGGCTGCCACGCCATGGCGGTGCCACGCAGCCGCACGCATGGCTTCCAGGTCGGCGTCCGAGGCGGTGCTTGGACCACGGTCGAGGCTGGAGCGCGGCGGGCGGGGCGCGCCGTGTAGGGCTGGCTGCACCTGCTTGTTGCTGTGCCGTCTCCAGACGGGGGCCATCTACGCAATCCCCCCACGAGCAACAGAACCCCCAGCTACCTCATTGATATATATAATATAGTTACTATTGTTATTATGTAGGAGCCTCTCCCTTCCTGGTCCCTGTCCGCGCGCGACCATGGCTTCCCGTTCGTGCGCGCGCACGTAATCACAAAATCCACAGAGGCCACTTTTCAATGACTTAACCTCTGGCCATGGGATTGCGTTACTCATCCGCCGTGTCCTCCTCGGCTGATAGGTCGCCTGTTGTCTGGGCCAGCACGTACCGGGGACCGGGCGGGCGCCCGGGGCCGGTGGCTGGCGCGGGCGGGAGTTCAATGACCACCCCATGGGTCACCAGGGTGTTGATCACTTCCCGGAAGTCGCGCTCGGCAAGCTTCAGACCCTTGTGGAACATGGCGCGTCGACTGCAGGGGCCATGCTTGCCGATGATGCCGATGGCCTTATTGAGGCGGACCTCGAACTCGCTGTCGGCCAGGAAGCGTTCGGCATCGCGCAGGATGGTCTTGGTGCAGTGCTCAGCCAGGGTCCAGCCCCAGGCAAGGTCGGCGTCGCCGACCTGCGGGTGCGCCGGGTTGCGGCTGATGGCGCAGACCAGGGCGAGCTTGGTGGCATTCTCGGCCAGGCGGTTGACGATGGCGGCTTGCGGCGTCCCGGCCACGCGGCGGGCCCATGCGTCCTCCTCGGCCAGCTTGCGCTCATGCAGGGCTTCCGCGGCCGCGGTCATGGGGACGGTGTAGGGTGCCGGATCGTCGGTGGCCGTCATCGGCGCGATATGCAGGTCCGGCAGGTTTCCCATGGGCAGTGGATCGCCTTGGCCATGGGTAATCGCCTTCAGGGCGTCCAGCAGCGCCGCCTGGGGTGTGATGATGCCGGCGTCCGGATTACGCGACGGCCGGTCGTCGTCGGTGACGAACACCAGGAAGCGCGCGAGGGAGCCGTCCAGCAGAGCGCCGCCTTCGAGGGCCTTCCAGAAGGTCGAGGGTGTGGTGGTGCCGTAGAAGCAGACGCAGGGCTGGTTGATGTCGACGCGTGGCGCGTCCCTCTTGTTGGCGTATTCGGTGCCGCGATAGACGCCCTTGGCACGGCTGTAGAGCTTCATCAGTTCGGACCAGATTTCCGCCTTGTGGGCGGGCGCCTTGGCACCGGCAACGGCATTGAGGAACAGCCCGAACTCGTCGATCTGGAACAGGCGGGCCGGATGTTGCTCCAGCGCCGACACCATGCCGCGGCCCGAGGCCAAGGTTTCACCGCCGAGGTAGCGCTCCAGCTTCGCCATCTCGAAGCAGCGCCGGATCACCTCGGGCGCGTGGTCCTTGCCGCCGCCGCTCTCGGCCACCGCGGCGATGTAGATGTTGCTGCGCAGGTCTGTGCCGGTGCGATACCTCCTCCCGGCCAGCACGCCGACGGCGCAGATCGCGGCGCCGAGTGCGAGGAATGGTTGCGGCCGCAAGGCAGAGCGGGTGCACTCGTCCATCAACATCTGCAGGACGCCGCCCGGCCGCAGGATGGCCGTAGGCACGGCGAGCGGCTGAGTTTCCCGCCTGGCGCGCCCGGCATGGAGCTTGGCCAGGAACGGTGCGGCGGGATGCGGCTGGGTCGCCTGCGCGGCGACCGCCGCGTTGAGGAACAAGCCAGGGGGTGGAACCCAGCCACGCTGACGGGCAAGGTCGTAGATGGTGCCAGCGCCGACGCTGTGCGGCCGCAGGGTGGCCCAGCGACGCTCGGGCGTGTCCCCACAGCCTGAGGCCCCGGATTTGCCGGACTGCCGCGACCAGTCGAGCCAGAGGTCCCGGCCGTCGTCGCCCACGGCGGCCTTGATGGCGTTGCCGATCTTTATCCACGAGTGGCCGTCCAGATCGTCGTTCGGGATCCAGGCCAGCGCCGCGGCGACGCCGTCGACGGTGCCGCGGGGGTCGGACGGACCACGCCATGCGGTTGGCGCGATGGGGCCCGCGAGGGATTTGGGCTTCAGCTCTGGCGGGAGCGCAGCGTGGGCGGCATCAAGCCATGCCAGAACCTGCGCTTCGGTGACCACTGGCAGCGCCGAGGCGATGACGTCGAGCGGATTCTCATCAGGCCACGCATATGGCTGGCCGGTGCCAGGGTGCACGGCGTAGGCGACGAATTGCTGCCCACGCGCCAGCACCTCGAGTGGCGCCCGCTTGCGCCCAGCGAAAGGCGTCTCGGTGCAATAAAGCAACAGCCGCTTCGGGGCCTGGCCGATGCGCAGGCATGGCGTGGCGCCGAGATGCTCGGTCGCCAGTTCGGTGAGTGCGTGGGCGACGGTCGCGTCGGTGACATCGATGTCGAGCGCCACGGTGGCGCCGGTGGCAATGCCGATGCCGCAGTCTGGCCACGTGGACCATATCTCCACCTCGTGCAGCGTGGTCGGCCGGTCGCCATGGCGGGACCAGCCTGGATAGGGCGTCCACTGTCCCTGGCTGAACCGCCCCGGCACCTTGCTGCCCGGCATGATCGGGATCGCCGCATAGCCGTTGTCCACCAGCTGCGCACCGAACCGGGTCATGAAGCTCGGTTCGCTCATCCCGGCAGCCCCTGCACCTTGGTCGCCGCAGCGTTGACCGCGACCTGCTGGTCGATCAGCGCATCGACGTAGGCGCTGCAGATCGTTTCCACGAAGCTGACCCACTCCGCCGGCGTCCATCGCGCCATGTCGGTGCGGCCGAGGGCGTCGATGAACTCACCCGCGGCATTCCCAGCGCGGCGCATGGCGGCAATCTCGAACTCGTTGGGGTCAATCATCCGCCGCTCCTTCCAGATCTCGAGGCAGACCCGCGAACAGGTTGGAACGGTCCAGTGCATGCGAGGCGCCCGCTCCCGGCGGAACCAGTCCCAATGGCGGGCAGGGCGATCGCAGGTCCGGCATCTCATCCGATCGTCGCGCATCTTCACCGGCGGCCTTCATCTGCTTTCTGCGCGCGGCGTAGGCAGCGCGGCGCTTCGCATTGAACTCATCGCGATGGGTCTCGTACTTGGCGCGCTTTGCTACTCGTTGCCGCGCCCGCTCTTCCTCCCGATGAACCTCGCGATAGCGCCTCATCCTGGCTCTCGCGAGTTCTCTCACGCGATCGGCGTTCTGTTGGCGATACTCCTTCTCGCGTTGCCGGGCCGCGAGGATGTCCTTCTCCCGTGAAAGAACGCGTCTTGCGATCGCCGCTCCAGGATCCCGCGCAGCTCGTGCCCTGCCGTTGACCTTTGCTGCAGCCAGCCGCTTCTCGCGGTTCTTCAAATACTGCTTGCGCTGCCATTCCCGCACCTTGTCCGGGTTCTTCGCGCGATACCGCTGGTCGCGCTCTTTGGCTTTCCTCTTGCGCTCCTCTGCCTTCTCCTCATCCGTCACCGGTGGCGGGGTCTCCGGAGCCGGGGCGGGCGCGCGCCTCCATGGTGCGTTCATCACTCGAACCTCACTTTGATGATCTCGGTGTATTGGCCCGCTGGGCGGGTCTGGATGGCGATTGGCTGTCGAAGGTCGTCTTGGTGCCGCATCGCCTCCTGGACGGTGGCAGGTGCGGGCAGGTGCGGCGCACGATGTCGCCACCACGCCACGGCTTTCTCTCGTGGAAAGCCGGTGTGCTCGAAGCACACCCATTCACTGTGCCGCGCCAGGCCACTTTCGTAGGTGACGCGCAACGAGGCCGGCTTGCCGGGCTTCTCGTGGACGGCGTAGCTGACGTCGGTCACATCGCACCATGTGGCTTGGACTTGCGTTGACAGCAGCGCATTGGTTGCGGCGACGGCCGCCACCTTCACCTCGGGCGGTGGGAACTCGTGATCGCACGCGATGCAATGCCGCACCCGGGCGTGGTTGATGGTCTGGCAGTCGGGACAGACCTTGATGGGCGCCTCGCCGTCGCCCGCGGGTTCCTTCTTCCTTCCGTCGACCATGTCGATCGGGCCGTGCCGGGCGGTGTTGCCGGCGAAGTCCAGCACCAGGCAGTCCTCCTTGCCCTCGGCGAGGCGCGTGCCGCGGCCAACCATCTGGACATAGAGGCCGACGCTCTTGGTCGGGCGCAGCAAGGCAATGAGGTCCACGCCGGGGGCGTCGAAGCCGGTGGTCAGCACATTGGCGTTGGTGACGCAGCGCAGCCGCCCTGCCTTGAACGCCGCAAGGATGCGGTCGCGCTCGGGGCCGGGGGTATCGCCGGTGACCGTCTCGGCTGCGACGCCGTGCTCGCGGATGGCATCGCGGACGTGATGGGCATGGGCGACGCCGGCGCAGAACACCAGCCAGGAGCCTCGACCCTCACCATGTTGGACGATCTCGGCGACCGCGGCGCGCGTCACCTCGTCGCGATCGACGGCGGCCTCGAGGTCCCGGGCGATGAACTCGCCGCCCCGGCTGCCGACGCCCGCGATGTCAAGTTGGGTGTCGGTTTGCTTGGGGATCACCGGCGAGAGGTAGCCCTGCTGGATCATGTCCAGCACCGGCACCTCGTAGGCGATGTCGGTGAACAGCCGATCCTTGCCCTCGTGCAGCAACCCGCTGTCCAGCCGATAGGGCGTGGCGGTGAAGCCGACGACCTTGAGCAGGCCGGCGTTGACCTCGTTCAGTTGGGTCAGGAAGGAACGATACATGCCACTGTCGCCGCGGCCGAGCAGGTGGGCCTCGTCGATCAGCACCAGATCGCATCGCTGCACCTTGTAGGCGTGGCGGTGGATGGACTGGATGCCGGCGAACAGGATCTGCGCGCGGATGTCACGGCGGGAGAGGCCCGCTGAGTAGATGCCGGCTGGCGCCTCGGGCCAGGCGCGCATCAGCGCCAAGAAGTTCTGCTGGATCAGCTCCTTCACATGGGTCAGAACCAGCACCCGCGTGTCCCGGTAGCTTTCGATCGCCTCGCGGATGAAGCCGGCGATGACGACTGACTTGCCTGTCCCGGTCGGCATGACGACCAGCGGGTTGCCGGTGTGCTCGGCGAAGTAGCTGTAGAGTGCGTCGACAGCGCTGCGCTGATAGGGGCGGAGGGAGAGGGTCATGCGGGCACCCCGTCGCGCCACTCGGCGCCGTCGGACATGCGGTAGCTGACCCAGTCCTCGCCGGCATCGGTCTGCGTGCCGGGGACAAGGTCGGGGATCAGCAGGTGGGCGGCACAGCCGCTCCGCTGCTCGCTCGGAGACAGCAGGCAGGTGTGCCGGGCACAATGCCACTGACCGTCTGCGACCGGTGTGCTGTGCAGGCAGGAGCGGCAATGGCGCTCCGGCAGCACTCCCTCATGGCAGATAGCATGGTGGTCGCAGAACCGGCATTGCCACCAGGTCGGGTCGTCGCTGATGCGGGCCGGTGGGCGCGCCGCCAGGATGATGCGTTCAGCCTTGGCCAGGAGCCGGAGGCCGGCCTCCGCGTCGGCGCGCACGCGCTCCTGGTAGAGCTCGTCGGTGTTCTTGTTGACGGCGAGGTAGAAGGCCCGCTCCAGCCCGGCGAGGTGCATGTAGGCCTGCATCTGCGCCCAGTGTGCTGGCTTGGACGCGGCGACGCCGTCCTTCTGCAGCGCGAGGAAGGACTTCTCGCTGTGCGTCTTGAACTCGCAGGCGTGCCAGGTCTTCGGCGCCTCCGGGAAGCCGATCGCCACGGCGTCCATGCTGCCGCCGAAGTGGCCGGTGGCGTCGCGCAGCGTCCATTGCCGCCCGGTGGCGGGGTCAAGATCGAGCACGGTGACGCCGATGCGGCGCAGATTGGCGACGAAGCGCGCCTCCGCCAAGTTCCCAGTCTCGAACAACCGCAGCAGCCGGCCGGTGTGCCGCGCTCGGCTCGCCCAGCGGAAGCCATACCAGATGGCCCGAACACAGCCACCGCCGATCACCGACGCGCCGAGATGGGCACGATACCCATCGGCGCTGTCGGCTTCGTACGCGGCATAGATCGCCGCGACGGTCGGTTCGGGGGGAGGAGGCAGAGTGGCCATGGTCAGCCCGCGCGGCGCCAGGGCGGGGTGGAGGCAGTCGTTGCCGGCGCCTGGCGGGGCGGGGCCACCCGCGGTGTGGTCACCGGCGCGGCCGTGGCACGCGCGGTGGGCGCAGGACCAAGCGGCGCGTAGCCCTTGATCTTGTTCTGCTTGCGCTGCTCCTGCGGCGGCAGGTGCTTGTCCCGGCTGTCGGGCTCGACCGCGAGCGTCACCTGGAGCGGTCGTAGGTGAAGCTGCTCGCTATCGTTGACCTGGAGCTGCCCCACCGCGTGGCAGATCGCGGACAGGGCGCGCTGCGCGATCTCCACCGTCTGCTGGTTCGGGTTCACCAGGTTGAGCTGATCCCAGATCTTGCGGCCCTGGTGGAGGCCCTCGATCACATCGAGCTCGAGCCAGAGCAGCTGGCCGTTGCCGGTCTTGGTCGCGCGCATCTCGCTCTGCACGATCTGCGCGACGTAGCGTCCGGGCGGGAGCAGTTCGAAGGGTGCAGCAGGCTCAACGGTGCTGGCGTCGAAATGCTGGTTGAGCTGGGCCATGTCAGTGGACCTCCTCCGCGGCGGGCGCGGTCTCTGGGGAATAGAAGGGGATGCCGGCGGCGAGCGTCGGCCAGTCGAGGGCCAACGTGTCGGGCAGACCGAAGCGGTTCTTGGCCAGGTAGGCCGGCCGCTCGGTGGTGTGCAGCAGACGGTCGCCGCCGCTCACGCCGCGCACGACCTTCTTGCCGAAGCCGGCATCGGACTTCAGCGTGCTGATCCGGTAGTTGGCGAACAGCACGGCATCGACGTGCTCCTGCACCAGCGCCGCGGCGCGGGCATGCAGCTTGGGCTGGTAGCGGTCGTACGGTTCCGTCTCGGGACTGTCGAAGCGCTTGATGTCAGCGTGGGCGATCAGGATCACGCCCATGCCCCGCTCATTGCGCAGCAGGTTCAGCCCGTCGAGGAAGCCGCGCCAGGTATCGACCGCGGCCGTGTACCCCTTGCCGAAGCCGGGCTGCTCGATCGACGCCCACGGGGTGGGCTGGATCGCGCAGGTGTGCTGCCAGACCATCGGCTCCAGCCAATCGAGGCTGTCCAGGACAACGGTCTGGAAGTCGTGCGGCTGGCCATACAGCACGTCGAGCGCGTCCTGGACGTCGCCATAGTTGCGCAGCACGCCGAAGGTCGCGGCATCGATGCCACCGAGCCCATCTTCGGTTTGCAGAAACACCGGGTTGGGCGCGGCCGCGGCGAGCTTGGTCTTTCCGACACCGGCGACGCCATAGACGAGGAGCCGGGGCGGCAGTGCCTCACCACCGCGGCGCAGGGATGCGAGGGAAATTGCCATCACGACACCTCCCGGCTCGGCCGCGGCTTGGCCTTGACGACGTCGATCTCGATCTGGCCGCCGGCGCGCGCGACGGCTTCGGTGAAACTGTCGAGCGTCGGCTCGAAGGCCGCGACGTCCTTGGCCCTGGCCATGGCGTCACCCGCGAGCGGGATGGCGACCTGAATGCGGAGTTCGTGGGTCACGCGCGGGTTTCCTTCTGGGTGAGGGTGTAGGTCGGTCGTCCGGTGCCCACGGTGCGGGCCGGTTCGAACAGGGCACGGATGCGCGGCGGCCAGGCGGCGTAGCGGCTCTCTGGCACGCTCATCTCGACGGCCACGTAATCGGCAGGGTCCTCCCCCCAGCCGCGCAGCACAGCCACAGCGTCACGCAACCGCGCCTGGTCCCACTCGGTGCGCTTGGGCAGGTCGGCCACGACCTCGAAGCCGCCGACCTGGAACCGCACCCGGCCGGTGTCCTTGCCCTCCATACGGCGCGTGACCGCCGCCTGGTCGCCGAAGCGGGCGTGCAGGGCGATGGCGAGTTTGTCGCCGAGCGTCTTGGTGTCGGCCTTGAGTTCGGTGACGTCGTCGGCCAGCAGAACCAGATGGTCGATCGGCAACTGGGCGATCTGCCCGGTGTCCATCTCGCGGATCTGCGCCAGGGTTGTTCGGTTGCTCAACGTAAAATCTCCATGGGGTGGGTGGGGGAGCGACGAAAACTCAGGCGACCTGGCGGCCAACGGCGTCGTTCGATGGAACGGGGCCCTGTTCCATGCCGCGGCGGCGTTCCACACGATCGGCATCCGCGTCGGCATCGACGCGCGCGCTGCGCCCGGCGATTTCGAGCCAGATGTGCAGGGGCAGGACGACGAAGGGGGTTGCCCGGTCGCGCCACAGGAACAGCGCGTCATTGCGGCCGAGCCAGCGTTCCAGGGTGCGGAAGCCGCTGCCCTCGCCGCGGGCCTTGACCTCGGCCTTCACCGGCATAGGGCCACGGACGTACAGATCGACATCCGCTCCATTGCCCTGGTAGCGCAGGGCGCCCGAGAGCGGCACGCGCTCGGCGCGCAGGCCGGACTTCGCGTGGATCTCGACGATGGCGCGCTCGCGGCGCAGTCCCTTGTCGCGCGATGGCTTACCCATGGTTGCGCCCCCTGCGGATGGATGCCAGTTCCGCCAGCAGCCGCTCATCCACGGGCCGGCCGGTCACCCGCGCGGCCTGCGCCACCGCCGACCAGTAGCGCGCCGGGATGCCCCTCTTGCGCCATGCCCGGACCGTGACAGCCTCGACTTCGAGCACCCGGGCGAGTTCGGTCGCACAGCGCCAGAGGCCAATCACCTCGGCAAAGTTCGCCGGAGGGACAACCCAAGGCGCGTTGGAGGCGTGCGGCGCGCCAAGCCTGCCGGCAGTTCCGGTCGGCTTGGACGGGGCGCTGGGCGGGGGTGTGTTCGGGCTCATGGCCGTAAGATACAAACTGGCGCGCGACGAAAACAAGACTTGTAATGCGACAAAATTAGAGCTACACAATTGCGCAGGAAGCGCTACATAGTGCAGCGCATGGAATCGACATCAGACCGGCTCAAGCGCATTCGCGAGGAAAAGGGCATCGGCAGCGGCGCCGAACTCGCCCGGCTTGCCAATGTTCCCGAGGCTACATACCGCGCCTATGAGAGTGGCCGGCGGCCGCTCACACCGCGCGCCGCCCGCGAATTGGCCGTCCCCCTGGGTGTGACCTGGCAGACCCTGCTGTTCGGCAAGGAGGCCGCGTCACTTGAGGGGGCGGTCACCACGGCGGAGCAGGCATCTGCACTCCTGGGGCTGCGGACCAGTCGTATCCCACCAGCACCCAAGGCGCGGCCAATCGGCAATCTTGCCGCCGAAATCATCAGCATGGCCGGAGAATCCTGGGCATTGCTGCCGGTTTACGATGCGCGCGCCTCTGCTGGCCCAGGGCGCGAGATCGACAACGAGACCGTGCTCTATCGCATTGCCTTCCGCGAGGACTGGCTGCGCTCGGTCACCGCGGCACCTCTTGCCGACCTGGCGCTGATCGCCGTTGATGGCGACTCGATGGAACCGACCCTGCGCCAGGGTGACACGGTGCTGATCGACTTCGGCCAACGGCGACCGCAGCGAAAGGACGGTATCTACGTCATCCGCACCGACGGCGGCTTGCAGGTAAAGCGGCTGCAGGTCGAGGTCGCGAAGAACCGACTCTCCATCCTGTCAGACAACCAGCACTACGAGGCGCAGCACGGGGTCAGCCCCGACGATATCACGGTCGTCGGTCGGGCGATCTGGCTTGGGCGACAGATCGGGTCGTAACGCACTGAATCTGCTGCGCCGAACGTAGCGCTACAAAATCGCACTCCCGCGGCGGTCGCGGCGATGTGTATCGTTAAGCGATGCACGCTATGAATCGCCCTTCGATTGTTGCCCCGACCCACCTGCCGCCCGACCTCCACGAGGTTTGCGCCATCCTCGCCCTGGGCATCCTGCGGCTGCGCAGCCGCATGGCCGCGGAAAGTGCAAACACCTCCGCCCGGGCTCGGGAGCGTGGAGACATTCGCCTACACTCCACCGCCCGGCAGCGCGTCCATGCGAACCCGAAGAGAAAGGGAGTCGCATGACCACGTTGATCACTTCCATCCCCAAGGACACGGTCCTGGCCCGGCTGGCCGCGCTGCACGCCATGCCGATCGCACAGCTGAAGCAGCAATGGCGCGACCTGTTCGGCAAGGAGCCGCCGCCCTTCAGTCGGACCTATATCCAGAGCCGGCTGGCCTACCGGATACAGGAACTCGCTTATGGCGGGCTGAAGCCGGAGACGGTGGCGAAGCTGGAAACCATCGGCGAGCAGTTGGACGGCGGCAACGTCATCATCCGCCGGATCCGCCACCAAGATAAGCCGATTGCCGGCACCAGGCTGATCCGCGAGTGGAAGGGGGTGCAGCACACTGTGACCGTGCTCGCCAACGGCTATGAGTGGGAGGGCCGGCCTTACCAGTCGCTCTCGGCCGTCGCTCGCGCCATCACCGGCACCAGGTGGAACGGCTTCACCTTCTTCGGCCTCAAGAACCAGCGGGGGGTGGCATGAGCAAGAAACCCGCGGCCGCAGCGCCGGTGCGCAAGATCCGCTGCGCCATCTACACCCGCAAGAGCACTGACGAGGGACTGGACAAGGAGTTCAACACGCTGGACGCCCAGCGCGATGCCTGTGCTGCCTACATTGCCAGCCAGCGGCACGAGGGTTGGATCGAGGTCCCCGACTACTACGACGATGGCGGCTATTCCGGCGGCACCCTGGAGCGTCCGGCGCTGAAGCGGCTGCTGGCCGACATCGAGCAAGGGCGGATCGATGTCATTGCCGTTTATAAGATTGACAGGCTCAGCCGCTCGCTGATGGATTTTGCGAAGCTCGTCGAGACCATGGAGGCACACGGCGTCACGTTTGTCAGTATCACTCAGTCGTTTAACACAACGACCTCGATGGGTCGGCTAACGCTGAACATTCTTCTGAGCTTTGCCCAGTACGAAAGAGAGATTATTGGGGAGCGCATTCGCGACAAGTTCGCTGCCTCCCGCGCCAGGGGCATGTGGATGGGCGGCAAGGTGCCGCTGGGCTACCGGGTCGAGGCTCGCAAGCTCCTGGTGGTTGAGAGCGAGGCGCGGCAGGTGCGGGCGATCTTCGAGCGTTTCCTCGTGCTGCGGTCGGCGACGAAGCTGGCCAAGGAACTGCGGCAGCAGGGCGTCGTGTCCAAGACCGGGGCCGAGATTGACAAGGGCTACCTCTATCGGCTCCTGGCCAACCGGACCTACCTCGGCGACGCACCGCACAAGGGTAAGATTCACGCCGGCGAGCATGAGGCCATCGTGTCACAGGAACTGTGGGACAGGGCGCACGCCGTGCTGCAGGTCAGCCCCAGGGTTCGGGCCAACCAGGCCCGGGCGCAGTCGCCGGCGTTGCTGAAGGGGCGGATCTTCGGGCTGGATGGTCGGGCCCTGTCGCCGACGCACACGCGCAAGGGTGGCAAGCAATACCGCTATTACGTGGCGCAGGTGGTGCTGAAGGACCAGGAGACACAGAACCCAGACCTTGTGCGCCGCATCGCCGCAGCCGAGATCGAGCAGGTCGTGCTGGCCCAGGTCCGGGCCTTGGTGCGGCAGCCGGAGGTGATCGTGGGCACGTGGAGGGCGGCCCGTGAGGAGGCACCTGACGTGACCGAGGCCGAGATTCGCGAGGCGCTGGAGAACCTGGAGCCGATGTGGGAGGAGCTGTTCCCCGCCGAGCAGGCGCGGCTGGTGCAACTTCTAGTGGAGCGGGTGACGGTCGGGCCGACCGGGGCGGACATCAAGCTCCGGGTCGACGGGCTGTCGAGCCTGGTGCGGGACCTGCGGGGTAGCGGCGCCATGCGGGAGGCCGCGTGATGGCGGAGACGGTCACGGTGCGGGTGCCGCTGGCAATCCGGAAGCGTGGTGGGCGGAAAGTGGTGGTGTCGCCGGATGGGTCGGTGTTGCCGACCGCGCCGCGAAACGTGGTCACCAACGCCGATCCGTCGCTGCTGAAGGCGCTGGGGCGGGCGTTCCGCTGGAAGCGAATGCTCGAAGACGGGACCTTCGCTTCAGTGTCAGACATTGCTCGGGTCGAAAAGATCGACCGAGGCTATGCCGGCAGTGTCCTGCGGCTTACGCTGCTGGCGCCAGATCTAATCGAGGCGATCCTCGAAGGGCGGGCGGGCCAGGAGGTGACCTTGCCTCGCCTAGTCGAACCCTGGCCCCTCATCTGGCAGGATCAGAAAGCCGCCTTTGACGCCAGGTGATGTTGCCACTCCGCTCCGGTAGTGCACATCCAAGGCGATCCTGGCACACTCCCCCTATGCCGGCCGCCGTCATCGACAACCCGATTCTGAATAGCCCCTTCGCCGAGCCCTCCAGCCATTGGGAGCTCGACGAGAACGGCATTCCGACCGGGATCATCGCCAATGGCCGGCGCCGCAGCGAGTTCATCGTCCCGGTCCCACCCCCCAAGCACAAAGTAGCTGCCCAGGCGTCGCTCGGCCTCGAGGACGAGTACGGCAAGCGACAGGCCAATGACTACATCAACGAAATCCGTGGCAAGGTCGCGCAATGGCGCACCCTTGGCGACCAGGGGCTGCGCCCCCTGGGCCAGCCTCTACCGCACCGAAAGCCGCCCCTTCGCCAAGCCAAAATCGGGCCGGATCGCGGTAAAGGTGATCAACCACTACGGCGACGAGGCTATGAGGGTGTTTAGGACATGAGCGGTATCTGGTCTCGCGTCCGTGACGGTGTGCATGCGGCCAAAGAGGCAGCACAGGAAGCTGCGACGGTGACGACGCTGCGAGTCGCGGTGACTGGATTGAGCCGCTCAGGGAAAACCGTATTTCTGGTTTCGTTGATCAGCAATCTGCTCGCGATGGGCCGCAACGGGCCCGACGGCAGGCACAATACACTGCCGGAGCTCGCCAAAATCCTACGTGCTGATGACGGCACATCTCGCCTGTTGAGCGTCGAGATCGAGCCCACCGGCACGCAAGCGATTCCGCGGTTTCCGTATGAGGCCTACCGCGATGGCATCACCGACGGCTCCGCCCCCACCTGGCCCCCTTTCACCGACCGACCCGCCTTCATCACGCTGCGGCTGCGCCTGGCGCCGAAAAGCAAGTTTGAACGCTTTCGCAGCACCTTGCTCGGTGCGCAGGAGGTCCGGCTAGAGCTACTCGACTACCCTGGCGAGTGGCTCGTCGACCTGCCGCTGCTCGAACAATCCTATGAAGTCTGGTCGGCGGAGACGATCGGCCTCCTGCATCGAGCGGAACGGAATTCGTTTGCCGGGCCATTCCTACAGTTCCTCGCGGCCCTCAACAGGGGGGCGGTGGCCGATGAGAAGCTGGCTACGCATGGCTTCTCACTCTACCGACAGGTACTAAAGCAATGCAGAGAGGAGGCGGGCCTGCGCTGGCTCCAGCCCGGCCGCTTCCTTATGCCTGGTCCCTGGGGCGAAGTGCCGATGATGCACTTTTTCCCATGGAGCGGCGCGCCTGAGCCTCCCCGCGGCTCTCTGGGAGCGCTGTTGCGCGATCGCTTCGATGCCTACAAGAAGGACATCTCCGAAACCTTCTTCAAGCCCTACTTCAGTTCCTTCGATCGTCAGATCGTCCTCGTCGATCTGCTTGGTGCGATCTGGGCCGGCAAGGCTGCATTCGACGATACGCAGCATGCGGTGTCAGCGATTGGCTCAACTTATCGGCGGCTTCTAGAAGGTGGAGTGCTAAGCCGCCACAAGATTACCCATGTTGCGTTTGCGGCGACCAAGTCCGATCACGTGGACGATCTTCAGCGGAACAACCTCAAGCACCTTCTCAATCACGTGGTCATGGCTGATGCGCCGCCGGGTCCGCGCCCTGCTCGCATCTCGTTTCACCAGATGTGCGCAGTCCGGTGCACCGAGGATGCCGAGGCGATTCCAGTCGATGGAGAGGCGGTAGACGCTGATCGTCCCGTTAGGCGTGTCGTTATGGGAACGCGGCTGGGCGAAGATGTGAGGAGGGCGTTCAGCCCGGGCGTGATCCCCTCGGGAGCCATACAGGACAGCTACTGGGACAGTCCCTATCTTGTGCTCCCGATCCTCCGGCCGCCCGAACTCAAGGCCGGCGGAGCGCATCCCATTGTCCATATCAACATGGACGAAGTACTTGCGACTGTCCTGGAGGGCGCGCTGTGAGCGGTCGCAGAGGTTTCCTAGATGAACCAGCCCCTCTGACGCCGCCTCCGGCCCAGCAAGAAGCGCCAGCGGTGGGACCAGGAGCAAGAGGATGGATAGACGGCAGTGAAATTCGACCGGGCCCAGTGCGCCATGAAGAGCCCCAACTCGAAGCAGTCGATGTAACCGAGAGTGCAGCTGGTTCGGCAAAGGCGCTAACGTGTTCTATCCTGGGCTTGTTGGTAGTCGCCATTTTTGCAAGCCTCGGGAACTCGCTGATCCTGGCATTCCAGCAGGCCCCGGCTTGGGGAGCCGCGCTTGCCTTGGTCGTGGCCCTGCTACTCGGCACACTGACATGGGCTATCTGGCGCGAATGGCGAGGATACATCGCCCTAGGGCTCGTTGAGTCTGTTCGGCGAGAGTTCAAAAATAACGATAGAGCAGTGGTCCAAGCGGTAGCTCTGTCATGGTTGCGTGCCATCCACCGGTCTGACTTGACCGAACAGGTGATTGGCAAGGCCACCGACGCAGACACGGTGCGCGCACTCCTTCGTGGCGGGCCGATCAAAGACTTGGAAGACCGCACCGCCCAGATTGGACGCGCATATGGGCTTCGCGTCTTGGCTGCGACCGCCGTTTGTCCTTGGCCTGGTTTGGACGGCCTTATCGTTGTCTGGCAGTCGCTCCGTCTGGTGAGGCAGATTGCGACCATACATGGCCTCCGGCCAGGCACGGTCGGTTCTGCGGCATTGCTGAGACGTGCAGCAATGGATTCGGGCACCGTGGTTGCAACCGATCTGGCCGTGACCGCAGTCGTAGACGGACTTTTGAGTTCTCAATGGATTGGTGGACTTGCAGGTCAGGCTGCTGGATCTGCGGTCGCTGCCCGGCGGATCGTTCGGTTGGCATTGGTCACAGGGGCGTATTGTCGGCCGCTTTGAGGCGAGGACACCACTTGGCATCCCGTGTTGGCGGTCGGCACGAGCGGCTGAAAGAAACCGACAGCTTGGGGCATTGGAGAAAGTCAGAGGCGGGGACCTATCGCCGATCGGGTGATTCGCTCAACCAGTATTTGTTTATTTCGAAAAAAGCGCGCAGTTTCAATTCGCTGGAACCTTGTCGGGTGATCTGCCGACCCCCAAGCTTCGGAGAGAAATGCCCCTCCGGAGAGCGAAAATGGGGTTCTGGCCACCGCAACACCCCCAACCCCACGCGAAAAACCCCCAAATATCTTGGGGTTCTAGGTGGCGTGACCGCCTGGAGAGAATGGTGGAGTGGTGGCGACTGGAGCGGGCGATGGGATTCGAACCCACGACCCCAACCTTGGCAAGGTTGTGCTCTACCCCTGAGCTACGCCCGCGCTCCGTTCCGCAATCAGCGGAGGACCAGTCTAATACGGGGCTTCCCGGGCGATGACAAT